TGTACGTCTGTTTACTAGCGGACGTCACCGCCTTGTGGCCGATTTCTCGGCCGCAAGGTTCTCCTGCCAGAGCTGAAAACCTACAGCTCTGTCCACCTATATTTGTAGCTGTTCCGGTTAGGCACCGGAATGCACGTGGCCTCCACTTCGTCGAGCTTTAGACAAGCTTTTCGAAGGAGCAGGCTCCAGTCCGCGTCGTCGGCTGTAAGGCTCTCGACGGTACTACACGGGATGCGATATTCATAGCGCTGTAATGCGCGATTGAATCGTCTCTTGTAGGACTGCGCTACATCAGTTAACGGTGCGATAAGGTACAACCCTTTTGAGGTTTTGACCATATCGTCCCCACTGTATCTTGATGACACAGGAATAGGGAAGCCGAAGAGTTCTTCGAAAAGAAGCTCTAGGCTCAACCCGATGCGCTCATAACTATACGTACGAATGAGATTGTTAAACAACTCAGCCGTACGAAAGGCCGTGTGCATATCATGTTCATTTGGTACAGCTTTGCACCTAACTGGAACGACGCGATTACCGTTAAAGTAATCACCGCCGCAGGACTCTCGAAAAGGTCCTGCCAGAAAGGACTTCTTTGTGTTGACAACAAGTCCAACACTCTGAAGCGCCACGATAACCTTCTCAGCATGCTGAGTCGGCACAATGATATCATCGCCGAATACACTCACAATGAGTGGTCGGCGTGCGTCATCCGTTGGGACCTCGTTTAAAGGTCTTGACCGGACTCCGCATGCAGCTAAGGCAATAGCCCAGAAACAAATCGTCTCGACGGGGAAGCATAATGCTGAACCCATCGGAGCGAATTTGGCGAAGGTGACATGGTCACCATTCGGAAGCATTGTCCCAAGCGACCGCGAGGCCGAAAGGGCCCGGACCCAGTTATCCGGAAACAAGTATTGAACTAGTTTCCACGACACTCGGTCCGAGGCTTCTTTTAGATCTAGTGTAGCATATTCACCCGTCAGGGATCCTATGCGCGCTAGATTCTGGTTGCGAGATTGGTCGTTAAAGCCAATCTGGGCAGCTACTGCAGGTATCCTGTCTACTGTATCATACAGAAGGCGCATTAAGCCCTGTTGTATGTACATAAACTCTCTCGGTTCCATGCTAATTAGGCGTGGACCTCGTGAGTCTTTCGGGACAAGGACAACCTTTGCTCGAGGATCGTCAACCCAGCAATACTCTAACTTGTGGAATTCATCCGCAAGGTGAGCGTAACTGTAGAAGAAGTAGTCTTCGTATGGGAATACCTCCGCTAACCGCGGAATGTATCTGAACGATTCGTACCTCCTGTGGGGTTCAACCCCACATGCTGACGCCCCACTACCGTGTTTGGGATCGATCTCTAGCGGATTTACACCCGCTAAGAGTCTACATACTAGCCGACGTGCTCGAGTGAGCACACCGCAAGGAGCGGTGAAGTCGTATTGTATGTCCCCAACCTCGATGTCTGCCTGTTTAAAGGCTTGCATCGTAGAGCAGATCTGCTCGTCGGTATAAGGCAACTCTAACTTATAAAACAGGTGAGAAACCTGTCTTATAAGTTGCACTGCATCCGTATCTATCTCATCTAATGGACGTAGGGTTCCATCCTTCTCAAGGATATTTTCCCACGCCCGACGGAATAAACACGGATATGGTCTGTCTTTAGCCAGCGCAAATCCAGGAAACAAAATCCTGGACTCTTGCGTAATGGCCTCCAACGACTCCCCTCCAAGCATGTCGCTTGGAGATCCGTTCTGGTCCGACATACCCCATATCAGCGGGGAGTCCGGCCCAGAGGAGAAGCACATCTTCGTGCTTTCCAGTGACGGCAAGCCACTTGTATCTACCGAGCTCAATGAAGAGCACCCAGTCATATCGACTGGTAGGATAATACTTGGGCCATAAGCCGCAGATCTTGATTGCGTTAACGTTCGATGAACGCCACTTCCTG